ACTCCTCGTTTAAAGTTAAAAAATGACATCTACATCCACAAGCATCATGACCCCCAACCCTCTTGGGACGATAAAAATTCATTTTTAATACTTATGTTAAGAGATCCCAAAGAAGCTATCCCCAGTTATGGTATTGCCTATCGCAATAAGGAATTTTGTTTTAGCTCCGAGGGAGAAAAATACGCCAACCTAGTAAACTATTGGGAGTCTCGCAAGAATAAAAAAACCATTATTTATTATGAAGATTTTATAAATAACCCTATAAGCGTCGTGGAAAACATTGTAAAACTAGGGGCGCCCCATCAGGCGAGCCAAATCTCAAACCTTGTGGTGGATTTTGAAGGCCTTAAAAACGCCTCCTTAGAATTAAAAAAGAAGACGGGCCACCCTGCTCTCTCAGGTGGAGATAAAAAGGTATTTCATGGTAAAAATTTATTATCTCAAGACAAGAAGGAACTCAACAACGTCCTACAAAAGAACCTGGGTCCTAACTTTTCTCTCATAAATCACTACTTTAATAATGAAAATAAAATGTAACACCCCTAGCTGTCTTTGCCAAAATCTCCCAAACCACTTAAAGTCTCCTGAAGATAGATTTATCTACACAAATGAGGATAGGAAATTTATATGGATGGACATCCCTAAATGTGCCTCGACAAGCTTACGTTCAAGATTATTCCCGCAGCCACACCACCAGCAGCAAGGCCTAAAATTAGCAGTCAAATTTGCCTCGTCATTTTTTAAATTCGCTTTTGTCCGCAACCCTTATAGCAGGGCGGTTTCTAACTACGCAATGTTTACCCAAAACCAAATGAGAATCAAGCAATTAGATTCATATAAACTAGAAGCACTAAAGGCGCAAGACCTCTCTTTTGAGGATTTCCTAACCATGACCATCAGGCTAGACAACCATCACTGGAACCCTCAAATAAACTTTCTTCCTGTTGAACCAGACTATATTGGAAGATTTGAAAACCTACAAGAAGATCTAGATAATATCTGCAACCAAATCAATATCCCCAAACAACAATTGCCCCACACCAACAAAACCAACAACAAGCATTATCGCGAGTATTATAATGACCGTACTATAAAAATGGTACAAGAAATCTACAAAGACGATCTGCAAAAATTTAACTATAGCTTTTAAACTAATACAATGAAAAAACTAACTAAAGAAATTAAATCATTCCAAAACAACTGGAAAGGTGGCTTCAGAAGTGGCTATGATCATATACGAAATCAAAAAGGGCTAGAAAAATACCTATCCACAATAATCAAGGGAAAGCGAGTTCTTGAAATCGGATGCGGGGGAGGACAGTGGAGTAAATTTATGTACGATTATGTTGACAAGTTATATTGCGTAGACATTCTCTCAGCAGAACACAACAACTTCTGGGAATTTATTGGGAAAGACAAAAAAGACAAGGTTGACTACCTGCACGTAGATGATTTTTCCCTATCAGACATCCCACCAAATTCTATTGATTTTGTTTTTTCATATGATGTTTTTTGCCACATATCTCTTTCGGGGGTTGAGGCTTACCTAAAAAATATTTACCCAAAATGCACAGATGAAGCGCTGCTACTAATTATGTACGCGGATGTGGATAAAAATTTTAAAATCACCCCCGCAAACATCAAGAGACAAGCGAACGTCCTTCGCTTACGCAACAACTTTGAATGGGGAGGAGACTTAGACAAGTTAAAGAAAAAACTAATTGAAGAATGCGACGGAGAGCCTTATGTCACTGGCGATGGAAAACTTAAAAGTCGGTGGTATTGGATAGGAATTACTAATTTTGTTAATCTCTGTGAAAAACATGGATACAAAATATTGAACAAAGATTTAGATATTGACAAAAGAGATCCACTAACCTTATTTACTAAGAAGTAATATCTTCTACTGTATTAAAAAGTTTTATAAAGTCCATGACCTCCTTTCTAGACATACTAACCCATAAATACAAGCAGTTATTAATTAATTTTGGCTACGATAAAATTGCGCCTGGAGCTTTTGTTATCGCTGGCAATGAATGCGAAAACACCAAAGAAATTTTAGAAGAAACTGGCGCAGCAGTCAAGCTCTGCAACGGGAAAGATCCAGTGGAAGAAGTCATGGAAATAATAGATAGGGCAGAGTTGCCGCATTGTTTCTTGGTGAATTTAAATCATAGCGAAGCAGAAAAAACAAAAGACATAGATGTAATCCAAGACATATTTAAGGTTGCCTCCAAAAAGCTAATGAGAACACACCTTTATGTATTTAATGTTAATAAACATGAAGCTAGCGATAACCTTTCTGTTATCGTAAAAGACCTAAAGTCTATATCTCGGAACCATAAGATTAGTAAATTTCAGTTAAACGATAAAGAGATCTATAGCTTAACCAGTAATTTCGGTGAGGACTATCAATTGATATTAATAGAGCCTCCATTTCTAGACGTTTAGCTTGACATTAAAGAAGGATTCGATTATTATAAAATAATGGAAGACACAAAAACAGGAAATTTAGTAACTCAAGATATAGCTTCAGTCAATCGCATTCTGCCGCACAAACACAAACATGCATGGGATTTATTTCTCAAAGGATGCGCCAACAATTGGATGCCTACAGAAATTTCAATGCAAGAAGACATTAAGCAATGGAAGGACGGAACGATTTCTGAAGACGAGCAGCTTTTAGTAAAAAGATGTTTGGGTTTTTTTGCAGGCAGCGAGTCGCTAGTAGGCAATAACCTTTTACTTTCTGCATTTAAGTACATTACCGATGCGGAGTGTAGGCAGTATATTTTAAGGCAGGCCTACGAAGAGAGCTTGCATAACCTTACTATTGTTTATATTTGCGACAGCCTCGACCTAGACATAGATGAAGTTTATCGGGCTTACGAAACCGTTCCCTCAATCAAAGCAAAAGATAATTTTCTTATGGGGATCACCACTGATCTGGGCCGCAACGACTTCACTACCTCGACTCTAGAAGGCAAGAAAGAGCTTCTTAAAAATCTCTTTACTTTTTATATAATATGTGAAGGAACTTTCTTCTTCTCTGGGTTCGCGATGTTGCTAGCTCTAGGTAGACAGAATAAACTGCAAGGAGTTTCTGATCAAATTAAGTATACATTAAGGGATGAGAGCTTACATATTGAGTTCGGAACTTACCTTATTAATACTTTAATTGAACAGAATCCAAAGATCTGGACAAAAGCTATACAGGAAGAGCTAGTAGAACACATGAAAACTACTGTTCAATTAGAGGTGGATTATGCTAAAGATGTTTTGCCAACAGGAATTTTAGGCTTGAATGCTGACATGTTTGTAGATTACATGCACTATATAGGAAACCGTAGACTCGAGAGCGTGGGCTTAGATTATAGATTCCCATCTGATCACAATCCCTTTCCATGGCTATCAGAAGTAGTAGACACACAGGCTATGACAAACTTTTTCGAAAGGCGCGTAAGGGAATACCAGCAAGGAGGGTCTTTGGAGGACGATTTCTAATGGTTCGCAAAGCCGTTTTCTCGTATTGGTCCGCTCCTCCTTATTTAAATAGATATTGCGGCTTCAATAACAAAAAAGATTTCTTAAATTCTTTTGCTCTAGCTGCTTATTGCGCTAGACTATACTTCAAGAAGGTCGTTATATTCACCGACAAGGTGGGAGTTAGCCAACTCGACCCGATCTTATCGATTTTTGATGAAGTTCATTTAGATCTTCAACAGCTACATGATCAGCAAATACCGAGCAGTTTGTGGGCGTATCCAAAAATCATTACATACTCGTGCCAGAAAGAACCTTTTTTACATATAGATAACGATGTATTTTTCTGGGAGCGTCCACCGCTTGCGTTCTTGCATCAATCAATTGTGTGCCAGAGCCTGGAATACAAGATGCCAATGTATGATTTTTGTTTTAAAAAAATTGCAGACTCACCATTGCACAAAGATTTTTCTAGATACACAAATCTTTTTAAAAAAGTCGGGTGGATGCTCGGCCTTAATAGGCATGGAAGAACCAATCCTGTATTAACTCCCAATCTGGGAGTTTTTGGGGGAACAGATATAGATTTCATTCAAGATTATAGCCATCAAGTTTTAGACATACTCAAGAAGAAAGAGAACATTGCTTTTTTAAGGAGCCATGATTTAGGAGATTCTTTTAATGCAATTTACGAACAGTGGCTACTGTCCCAGCTCGCCTTCAAAGAAGGGAAGGCTGTCGTACCTTTACTCAAGCCCCCTCCTGGATATAGAGTATGCAATAAATTAGGGAATTTAAAAAAAGAGCATCTTTACGAGGGGAGAGATGATATTAAATACACTCATCTAGTTGCAGGATCCAAGAGAGATCCCTATTTGGCGGATAGAGTAAAGACTAAAGCCTCTAGAATGCTTCCAGATAATATTTTCGCTAGGAGTTCTGAGGAATAATACGACAGCAATACTTATTAAGTGTAACTCCCATATAAGATGCCTCTACCTACGAAAAAAGATGACGAAAGTAAAGACCAATTTATGGACAGGTGCTTAAGTAGTGAAGTATCGCAAAAAGAATTTACTGATATTAAGCAGCGGATTGCGGTGTGCTTAAGTCAATGGAAAAAGAAAGATAAATAAACTATGGCAAGCCCGAAAACAATTCCCAGTAAACTGTGCGCGGCAGGCGCGGTAGTCCCGAGTAGCGATGGTTCGGAAGTTAATATCACTAGACTTTATATTACAGCTATTTTAAAAGCAGGAACTACAGTTATCGATGGAGTATCGGTCGCTTCTGCGGGCCCAGTTTCCTTCCCATCTCCTATTGTATGTGATACATTTACAGCAGCAGGAGCGGGAGAGGTGGCTTATTACGAACAGTAATAGGATCAATGTCTGATTCTCATGAGAGACCGAGTAACATTAACGGCTCGACTTCCAAGCATAGTCCTGCGACCAGAAGGTATTTTTATATTACAGCCCTTTTAAAGCAGGATACGTTGGTTTATGATCCGCTTGACGGCTCGGCTGGAGATGAAAGCGTAAGTAATGTTGGCCCTATAAACTTTGACTCCCCGCTTCAGGTTGCTGCCTTCACTCCTAGCAGCGTGGGCCAAGTGGCTTATTTTGAAGAGGGACCTATTGGAGCTCAATATTTATAGATGCCTTCTCCAGTAACAGTTCCCGCTAGCATAAACTCTACCGCTTCTATTGGAAGCCAGAGAAATATATTAATTTCTAGCATTAGCAGGGCCCAGACAGTAAGCATAAATGGAGCCCAGGTAGTCCTAGATTCGGCAATTGAATTTTATTCCCCCATCCAGTGTCAAAATTTTTATGCTCCGCACGTAGGCTCTGTAGCATTCGAGGCCAAAGGAACTACTAGCGCCTATGCCTTGTTAGTTAAATATGAAAATTTTGCAATCACTACGAGCACTTATGATTTCACGGTTGGAGGTGGACCCAGTTCTGTAGTGGCACAAATTATTAGCGATTACGCTTCAGCGGGCGTTGAGGTAGATGCCCTGGGAACCGTGGAAGATTTAATAGCGGATACAGATATTATTGATGGTTTGGGAATCAGCAATATTAATAATGTCTTCGTTAAAGTAGAAGACCCCTCAAAACTATCTCCCAACTCGAGCAACTCTTATTACTATGATGACGGAGTACGAGAAAGAAATTTTTATTTACAAACAAATACCAATGGCTTAAGGCATACTTATAATGGAGTACATCCTTTTAGTTCAGACAATTTATATATCAAGTCTTGGACGGGAGCAAGAAAATGTTTAATTAAGTTAAAATGATTTTTTATTTCATAGTTTTATTATCAGCGTTAAGTATCTCAGGTACAGGTGCTTATTTTAGTATTTTAGGACTGGCTACTATGTTTCCAGGAGCTGCGTGGTCTGTTATTGTTATGGGATCAGTACTAGAAGTAGGGAAAATTGTTTCGGCGGTTTGGCTTCATCAAAACTGGAGAGAAGCAAATAGACTAATGAAGTACTACCTTACTGCTGCAGTAGTCGTTTTAATGTTTATAACGAGTATGGGAATTTTTGGCTTCTTATCCAAGGCTCACATTGAACATAGTTATCTTACTGAAAAAGAGATGGCAGCAGTAGAACAAATAGACGAGAAGATCTTACGCGAGAAACAATTTATCACAAGACAAGAATCTTATATTGTTGAAGAAGAAAAGCGATTAACCTCTTCTAAGGATATAAATTTAATTGACATACAGAGAGAAGAAAAAAGAATCGAGCAAATAAATTCTCAATTAAATAAAGACGTACAGTTCGAACAAGATCGAATCGATCAGTTAGCTGAGAGGCGTAGAGAACTCGATACGGCAGTTGCCACGCTAGAATCTGAGTCAGGTGGTTTATTTTCTAATAAAAAACAAAAACTGCAAGCGCTTAAAGAATTACAGGCAGAAGAGCGCGCGTCCATTCAGTCCAGCATCAAAGAAGGAGAGGGTAAGATTAACGTACATAGACAGAAGGCAGACACACAGACTAAAGAATCCCGTACAAAAATAGCAGAGTTTCAACAAGCCAGAGGGGGAGGGCACTCAGAAGCGAAGGAAGAAATAGAAAAATATAATGAACTAATTAATGGTGCAACAGATAAGATTAATCAGTTGGAGGTTAGTAAAATTAGTTTTGACGAGAAAGTCCGTACTCTAGAAGCAGAAGTGGGACCAGTTAAATATATAGCTAAATTATTTGAAGATCTAGGAGCAAGCGAGATAGCCCTAGATAAAGCGGTGAGAATTATAATAATTGTATTAATTTTTGTTTTTGATCCCCTCGCCGTATTGCTAGTGCTAGCAGGAGTTTCTGGTTTACATATGGTTCTTAATAAAAAAACCCAAGCGACATTAAATAAAAAAATTAAAGATTTTGACTTAGATGCTTTTTGCAAAAAGGTTGAGGGTATAGAGTTAAAGATTACCGAGCTGCAAAACCGCAAAGACTTCATCCCAGCTGAAGAATTAGAATCTTTTTACTCTCAGCTTAATGAAGTAAGTCAACAAGCGCCAAACATAGAAGGTCTAGTTACCAAGGATGAAATCAAAGATATTATAGAGTCTCAAGAAAAAGGTAAAAAAAAAGTAAATAAGTACGGAGAGCTCGACTCATATCGGCAAGAGCAAAAGCTTAATGGGTTTTTACATAGAGCTAAGTCAGAATTAAAAAAGACCAGAGCTTTAATAAAAAATAATCACAGAAGAATTTTGGCCAACACAAAGATGGCTCGACAAAACAAAGCGGCTGGCGCATCCACTTTTAAAAAGATTGTTTCTAGCATAAAAACAAAGATAGAAAAGTTTTGAAATTAGAAGGCAGCGGCCTATCATAAAGTATGAAATACATTACATTATTTTTGGCATTTTTAGTTGCAACCCCAGCTTTTTCTCAAGATTTAAAAAATAGAAAACGTGTTGCTAATTTCCTTCAGGACATTTCTGTTACGATTAAATCAGAAGGGAAATGGAGCAAGTCTGAGGGGTCAGGAGTGCTTATAGTAAGAGAAATCGAAGGAAAGGAGGTGACATTCGTCTGGACGGCGGCCCATGTAGTAGATAATCTTCGAACCGTGAGAGACGTAATTGATGAGGGAGGCCGCCCCCGCAAAGTTGTGGAGTTTCAAGATGCACAAATTGTAAAAGAGCTTGTTTCTGAAGGGAGAAGGGTAGGAGAAATTAAAATGGATGCAATGGTGATTAAATATTCCAATGCAGATGATGGTCATGACCTTGCTTTGCTTATGGTTAGGGCGAAGGATTACTCAAAAGAAAGCGCAAGATTTTACCTTAACGAGGAGGATGCTATAGTTCCTATTGGTACGAGTCTTTTTCATGTAGGTTCCCTTTTAGGGCAAATGGGAGCAAATTCTATGACTACAGGAATTGTCTCTCAGGTCGGAAGGATTCATGGCAAGCAGGAATACGACCAGACCACTGTAACTGCATTCCCTGGATCTTCAGGAGGAGGAGTTTTTCTTACTGATGGTCGTTATGTAGGAATGCTAGTAAGGGGTGCGGGAGAAGGCTTTAATCTGACCGTACCCATTCGACGGATGAAGAGATGGGCTAAAGAAAATGATGTACTTTGGGCAATTGACCCGAATATTGAAGCTCCATCCTTAAAGAACCTTAAAAAGATAGCCGTCGAAGATAGCGGTATTAAAAGCGGGGGCGAAGGCAGGGACGAAGACATAGAAGTTACGGCCTACCCTTTTCTCATCAAGACAGAACGCAAGCTTGACATCTATAAGTAATTAGTGTAAACTAATTTTAGTTATTTGATATGGGGATGACAAGGATTCGACTTGTTAGCTAAATTTTTTATTGCAAGTAGGAGTGGGCTGGCTCCTTAAAAAGCCCAGGCTTATATAAGTGCCAAATCTAAACTTGTAAATGGTCTGCTTGACCGCTTCAACCCTTCCAAGAAGGTCGCAACCCGCAAGGTTGCAGCTCGCAAGAGCGTTGAGCGTCAGCTGGCTGCTGTAGCATAAGCTACCCCTTGCATCTGGGACGCAGATAAAGGAATGCGAGGACGACATCTGCAAAAAACAGAAAAAAGTTATTCATATTCACAAACTGTAGTTCGCTGAGTATTCGGAGGCAAATAAATGAAATTGAATGTTGAGTTTGCAACAACATAAAAAAGCAGGACAAGCTTGTAACGAGATAGACTATGGATCTATACAAGGACGCGGGTTCGACTCCCGCCATCTCCACCATTTCCTTCTTGACTTTTTCGAGAATATCGTATATTCTAAAAAAAATAAAAAACGAAGAGAGAAGACAGTGGACGA